GCTATTGTAGCCGATGCTAGCGCCAACGTCGATGCAAGTGCCCTCACTTGGACCGATCTTGGTGCAGTTACAACCTGTGATATCAACGGTGGCGCAATCGATGGCGCTACCATCGGTGCTGCTAGCGCTACAACAGTCAAAGGCACCACCGTTACCGCTACTACTAGTCTGACTAGTTCACAGGGCATTACCGGCAGTTCTCTGCTCATTGGCGGCTATGGCCTGACTAACGATGGCAAGTTTGCAATCGCGTCATACAACGCTAACTGGACAAACGCTGGTATTACAGTTGCTGATCTTGGTACGATCACGACCTGTGACATCAATGGCGGCGCAATTGATGGTACTACCATCGGGGCTAACTCTGCTGCTGCTGGTACCTTCGCCGGTGTAGTATGTACTACCCTTTCGGCAACGGGAGATGTAGATCTCGGTGACGGTACTGGCGATACCATTACCGCTACTGGTCGTTTCGACTCGGCGCTTGTCCCGTCTAGCGACTCCGCCCGAGATCTAGGTACTTCAGCGCTTCGCTGGAGCACACTCTACGTTGATAGCATCGTTGGTGCTAACATCGTGTTGGATACTGAAAACTACGGCGCTGCACCGTACGGTACAACGATTTCGGCATCTACTGACTTTGCTCTTATCACCTCGGGGGGCGTCCGCCCGGGTTCTGGCGGTGCTATTTACACGCTGCCGACCCCAAGCGCAGGTAAAACTGTGCATGTGAAACTTTCGGGTTCACAAGCAAATGTGACACTCAACCCCTCGACGGGTACTCGTATCGAAGCATTAGATATGAACGCCTCAGTGGAACTCAAATCCACTGGTTCCGCTATTACTGTTGTCGGTATGGATTCTGTCACTTGGTGGATTATCTGATCAATTTAGTTTTGCTCTGCAAAGCACTTTGGTTTCCTTGGCCCTCTTTTTTGTGGAGGTTAAACGAGAGATAAGCTATTTATTAATGACGAGGTGAAATATGGCATATAATGTAGTAAAAGGCACCGTAGAAGGCTCCGTTAATCAACACGGAGACCAAGAGATAAAAGGGCGCAAGGTATTCAGAGATCCAGTTGTGGCCTTAGAGTTCTATGATATTAATTCTGATTCCAAAGTAGCAACATTAAAAGATGTTGCCATAACAAAAATAAATGGAAGGGTCAAAAATTCTATTCTAACATACGATGAAGACTCCACGGCTATTGCACGCTATAATTTAACTTTTGACGGGACCACGTTACGCACCAAAAATGTGATTTGCGAAGGGCTGACGGCTCCCGGCACTAACCTATATGACTTGCCTACAGATCAATTTATCGATACGATAAAAGCAAACAATATCGAATACGGCCCCGGGCTTCAGAATGTGAGAGGCGCTCTCCAAATAAAGCCGTTGGCCGGAATTGTTGCCACCACAGAAGGGCTCGGCATTTCGTTGGGCGCCAATAGTGGCCTGGCGATAAGATCGAATCAATTGGTTGTAGACCCCATCAAGACCCCCAGCATTAATGATGGCGGCCAAAATTTAAGTGATGATGATCTTTTATTGGTAGGTGATGCTTCTAGAGGAACCACTCGGAGTACGACTTTATCCAATTTTTACAAAAACTATATCGACATTAAATTGGACCGTGCTGCCGGCACAGAGAACGAAGTTCAGTTAAAAGGAAAAACAGGACTTGCGTCGTCTCCTAAATTGTCCTATGACCCCAGCGAAGACATTTTAAAAATAGAAGGTAAAACTTCTACTATCAACCTAGAAGTCGAAAGCGGCTTTACTTGCCGAGGCTCTATAGTAAAGAATATTAAAACTATATTATGTGAAACCTATGAAGTAGAAGAGGACGACTACACTATTTTGTGTGATTCGGCGAACAATCAAATATCAGTCACGCTGCCGCCAGCGTGTAATAGCGCAGGCAGAATTTTAGTAGTTAAGAAAACCAATCAACAAAAAGATCGCATTAAATCTTTTCCCGTAAGCATTAAAGTGGAGGAAGGAACAATCGATATCAATGATAAAATCATCATGAAAATGAATTATTCTTCTCGGATCCTCCAGTCAGACGGAAAGAACTGGTGGGTTATTGGTACAAAGGGTGCCTAATAAAAGTACTTTGAGTAGAAATAATACTATTTATTTTGGAATATTATCATTTTAGGAGATATTTGATGTCTAATTTATTACAGGAAGCCATTGTCGATGCAAACGCGCTCCGAGAAACTGCACTAAAGAACGCAGAATCTGCGATTGTCGACAAGTATTCTGATGAAGTCCGCCACACTTTGGAACAACTTCTGGAACAAGAGGGGATCGACGATCCGCTGGCCGCAACAGACCAACTTGGTCTTGAACCAGAGCCTGCGATGGACCCCACGCTGGGTGCTGACATCGGCGATCCTGCTTTGATGGGTGAGGAGCCCGTCGAAGAGGTGGTCGACGACGTCCCGCTCGCAGCAACCGACGGCTTTGCCGATCTCGAAGGTGATAATTTGAATAAGTTTCCGGCTGAAGGAGAAGATGTGGAGGTCAACGTGGATCTCGGTGCTCTTCAAGAAGCAGTCGAAGCACTCAAAAACGAATTAGACGAAGAATTTGAAATCAACGAAGAAGACTTGGCTGATATCCTTTCTGAAGAGGATGATGAAATCGTTGAGCAGGGCGGCGGCCCGCCATTGGCCGGCATCGCCGCGGCAGGTGCAACTGATCTAAAGCAGTTAAAGGCCGAAGAGGACGACGAAGACGAAGACGAGGGTGGACCAGGCTCCTTTGCTGGTCAAGAAACCGGCGTAGGCGAATCCTTGAATACCGACGATCTCGTTGACGCCATCATGGAAAAACTTACCGTTGATATGGGCGCCGAACTGTCTGGCTGGGCCGGCCGCCCCACATCGCAACTGAAGTATGAGCAAGAAAGAGAAATTGCGGGCCTTCAGAGCGATGACTCCAAAGAAGAATTAGAAGCTTTGAATAAAGCACAAGAAGAGTTGTTTGCAGAAAATAAGCAACTCAAAGAGCAAAACACTCAATATAAGCAAGCACTACAAGAGTTGCGGGAAGGGTTACAAGATGTAAACCTTTCTAATGCTCGCTTGCTTTATACGAACCGTATTTTGAAAAATGCCTCCCTGAATGAGCGACAAAAAAATAAAATTGTCGAAGCCATATCAAAAGCTGGTTCCGTTACAGAAGCGCGGACAATATATAATACGCTTGAAAGCACGGTGGAGGTCATTCCTAAGAAGGGCCCACAATCACTTAGCGAAGCAATTACCCGTCGGTCTTCTGTGATACATGCTTCTCGCCAAGAGAGTGAGAAGCAGCCAAGCGATTCATTCTCATTGAGAATGAAAAGACTAGCAGGTATTAAATCATAAACAACAGGAGGTATTTATAAATGTCTAGTATTATAGAACGGTTAACCGAAGGTATGGTTAATCGCAATATGCAGACCGAAGGTCATGCATTGTTATCTAAATGGGAAAAGACTGGTCTACTCGAAGGATTAGATCATGATCGTGCCCGTTCAACTATGGCTCGTTTGCTTGAAAACCAAGCAAAAGAGCTTCTCCGCGAAAGTTCCACTATGTCTGGTGGTGATGTCGAAGGTTTCGCAGCCGTCGCATTCCCCATCGTACGTCGTGTTTTCGCCGGCCTAATCGCCAACGATCTCGTTAGCGTTCAGCCAATGAGTCTCCCCAGTGGTCTCATCTTCTTCCTTGATTTCACAATCAGTAGAGATGATGCCGGCCCAAATGACGATTATTCTCGTTTGGGTTATAAGTGGTCTGGCTCACTCTACGGTGGTGCCAAGGTTGGTTCCGAAATCACCGGTGGTGTCAACTTAGATGAATACGGCGTCGGTCTCGCTGGTGGTGCGTATAACCTTAACAACGGTTATTCCTCCCCGACGGGTTCTGGTGCCGGAAACGCTATCACGTTGACCCCGCTCCAAGTTGCTTGGTCCGCATGGGGCCACGCCACGGGTTCAGCCGTCTCCAAGTTAGCTCGTTATGACGCAGACTTTGTTTCTGGCTCAGCCGATGTGGCAGTCGTTTCCGTTCTTCTGAGTGGACTCGATCAGGTTCTCAAGAACGGCCCTGAATCCTTCAGTGTGTCGTCGTCGTTAGGTAACGGCGTTCTTAAAAATGGTGAGGGTGATGGCCGTGCACGCCTGATTCGTCGTCTTACCCGCGTAAGCGGTACTTCGCCCCCGTACACCCGTCTCTTGACGGTCTGGACCGGCGTAGGCGTCGATGGTGCAGACGGAAACACCCCAGGCGCTTTAGCCGACGCGGTGAAGTTTGGGCTCACCTCATCCAATGTGACTGTCTCATGGGCACAAACGGATGATATCACCAAGGCCGAGGCTGTTGGTGCTGTTATTGGTCAAGCTGAATGGGGACTTGAAAACGAGGTGAATATTCCCGAGATCGATATCAAAGTCGATTCTGTGGCTATCACCGCAGTCACCAAGAAGCTGAAGGCTAAGTGGACGCCGGAGTTAGGGCAAGACCTTAACGCCTACCACAACCTCGATGCCGAGGTTGAGTTGACAAGCATTCTCTCTGAGCAGATCGCTCTTGAGATTGACCGCGAGATTCTTGCGGATCTTGTTAACGATGGTACCGCCGCGACCTTCTACTGGTCCCGTTCTCCTGGTCTCTTCGTGAACCGTGAGACAGGTGCTGAAATCGGCGCATCTTCGGCTGCCCCCGACTTCACCGGTAATGTCAGTGAATGGTATGAGACTCTTGTCGAGACCATTAACGACGTGTCTGCACAAATCCATCGTAAGACTCTGCGTGGTGGCGCTAACTTCATCGTGTGTTCACCTGAAGTTGCAAACATCCTTGAGTTCACCGCTGGGTTCCGTGCTTCCGTCACTGCTGACGATGAACGCGGCTCCATTGGAGCAGTCAAGGTTGGTGCGCTAACCAAGAAGTTCGATGTTTACGTGGATCCTTATTTCCTTCGTAACGTCGTTCTCGTCGGTCGTCGTGGATCTTCTTTCCTTGAAAGCGGATATGTATACGCACCTTACGTGCCACTGCAAACCACGCCTACCATCTTTGGACCGGAAGACTTCGTGCCCCGCAAGGGAGTCATGACTCGTTACGCCAAGAAGATGGTCCGTCCTGATATGTATGGTCTTGTGATCATCCGTGGATTGATGGGTGAAGCCGGTGCTACTTCCTAATACACACTTAATTGACACATATTAGGTAAAAAACACGAAAAACGTGACACAGAAAGCCCTCGCCTTGAAAAAGGCGGGGGTCTTCTTTATGGGGGAAACTACTTATAAGCGAGGTAAGGCGGGGGCCTTGCCTCACCTATTATGTTTAGACATAATTATAAATGGAGGGTTTAAATAATGGGAACAAAAAGAGTAGGCTTGGCTAGAACCCAAGCTCTAATTCAAAATTTAAAGAGAGATTTACAGATGAATGGATCCACTTTTAGTGGAGTCAGGAGAGAGGTTTTGCGTGCTAGCGATTTTACTAGTAACGCTTATACTTTAACAGCAGAAGACAGCGGCTGCGTGGTTTTGCTTGATCAAGATGCTGCGGACGCTATCACGATGCCGGCAATTACTTCAGCAAACCTTGGTGTTTCTTATCTGATCATTCAAACGGTGGCCGGCAATACTGCAAAAACGATCACCACTGGATACGATAATGATTATTGGGTTGGTGGTGTGGCTAACTTGCCAACAGCGGCTGAGGCTGGAGCAAAAGTATTTGTGGGCGCCGGCGCGACAGACACTATAATCACATTTGATGACAACCTCACAAATGGCGCAGGAAGCATCGGTTCTTGGGTACGTCTTACGGCAATTTTAACTGGGAATACCGCTGCCGGAGGTGGCGCAAAGCTTGTTTGGCTCGTTGAGGGCGTTATGGGCACTGGAGATCCGAATGGTACTGGCGTATCTATCTTTACTTGATATCTTAGTATAACAATTAAAATATATCTTTATGTTTTGCCCCCTTCTTCGGAAGGGGGTTTTTCTTTTGAAGCAAAAAAACTCAAAAATGGCGATCCCAGCAAAATTTTCCCCCGATAATTTTTGAGATTTTCGAGTTTCGAGGTTTTTTGACTATATACTACAGAAGGAGACCCTCCATGAATCCTCGCAGAAGACTTTGGCTGAAGAACAAGGCCCGCGCCACAAATGTCGGCATAATAGCCACTGGAATTTCCCAAAGTGAAGAAGAAACATTAGAAGATGTTATGAATGAAGTCAAAAAGACAGTTGCGGCTAAAACCCCCCAAGTAAAAACAGCTGTTACTACGAAGAAAACCAAGAAGACTACAATAACGTCTAAAAAAGCAAAAACCCAAAAAACCCAATAATAAATAAAAAGTACTCAAAAAGACCCCTGGCTTGTCTGGGGGTTTTGTATGGTGATGCACTAATTACAGCAGGAGAGCCATTAGATGCCAACCAACTTAAGTCCGAAGTCTCAAACTAGCGCGGTAATTTTAACCTCAACCGGTTCCGCCGCTAAAGTTTCAGGTTCTGTTCCATTTGGAATGTATACAGGATCTGTGGACTTTTTAAGTGGTGCAGCCCTGCAAGTTGCGTACGTATATAAAAAACTTGGTGGAGATGTGGTTGACATTGAGTTAACCCCCGCCAATGTGTACGCAGCGTACGAAGAAGCCGTTTTAGAGTACTCATACATAGTCAACCTCCACCAGAGCAAAAACGTGCTCTCAGACGCCCTGGGGGACGCTACAGGCACGTTTGATCAGTATGGAAATCTGAAATCAAGCTCCTTTTCCTCTAGTTTGGGTTCTTCCCGTATAGAGTTAAAGTATCCGCGTTTCCAGTTTTCATATTCAAAGAAAGTTGGAGATGGGCTCGCCTCCGCCGGCGGCTTTGGTGGAACTGTGCGCCAGTATTCTGCCTCATTTGCGCCGGTAGAAAACCAGCAAGACTATGATTTACAGGCCATCATTGAAACGGCAGCTACTTCTGGGGAAAACACCGCCGGCGAGAAAATTGACTTCAAAGATAAAGTGAACAACAGAAGAATAATTGTGACCAAGGTATTCTTCAGGTCCCCTCGTGTAATGTGGCGATTTTATGGGTATTATGGAGGCATCAACGTGGTGGGCAACTATTCCACATACGGCATGTATGCCGATGACTCAACATTTGAGTTAATTCCCACATGGCAGAATAAGATGCAGGCTATCATGTATGAAGACGCCATCTATACCAGAACGTCTCATTATTCTTATGACTTGGTTGATAACCGCTTACGGCTTTACCCCACCCCTAGTCTTTGGGGGATGGACGCTGAGGACAGAGTCTGGCTTAGATTTTACATTGATTCTAATTCCTGGGATGACGATGATAGATATGAAACTGGCACAAGCGGCGTCAACAACATGAACACGCTGCCTTTTAGCAACATTCCTTATAAGAATATTAACGCCATCGGAAAACAATGGATTCGTAAGTATGCGCTAGCCTTGTGCAAAGAGATGTTGGGCCAAATCCGAGGCAAGTTCACCACGATGCCCATTCCAGGAGAAAGCGTAACCCTCAATCATGCAGAATTGTTATCGCAAGCCAAAGAAGAACAGACAACACTTAGAGATAAGTTAACAGAGATGCTCAAAGAGATGGAATACAGCGAATTGGTTAAGAGAGATAGTGAGAAGGCCGAGGCAGCCGCGATAACTTTGAAAGGATCCCCGCTGCCCATTTTTGTAGGATAATAAACAATGGGAGATGATTGGAAAAGACCGCCGGCTCCCCCTCCTCCCTTGTTTTTAGGGAAGAAGGAGCGAGATCTTGTAAAACAGGTCAATGATGAATTAATTGAAAAAGTCATCGGCCAGCAGATTCTCTATTATCCCATTGACATGGATATGACCGATTTCCATGAATTATACGGGGAAGCAATCATCAAAACGTATTTGCCTCCCATAAGAATCTACGCTTTAGTTGAGTGGACAGACTATTCTACTGTTTATATGGAGAATGCAGG